CATGAAACTTATTCATTATGGAACTAGTGGAACCGTACAGATCAACGGCAACGAATACCGATTTGCAGACTTGCTGAAAATCGAACCCGCGTATTCTGCACCGCATGGATTTGGTACACGGGTATACGAGCGTGGAGTGCGGCATTACATAACAGATGGACACAATCTGCTGTATTTACCGTCCACGGATGCCGAATGTGACCGCATTTGTAATCGAGAGGGTGAATTGGCAAGGCTTGTTGTTCGTCTTCAAGCCGAAAACGAGTAGTGTCTCGTTCTTCTAAATAGAATAAAGGAGACACTGAATGGCGAATCCACGCACACGACAAGAACTCAAAGACTATTGCCTTCGCGCACTGGGAGCACCAGTAATCGAAATCAATGTGGATGATCAACAAGTGGAAGACCGCATTGATGAGGCTCTCCGTTATTTTGTGGATTGGAACTCCCACGCCAGCGAGAAACGGTACTACAAGTATCAGGTAACCGAACAAGACAGAACCAACGGATATATTAATACCAATTCTCTTGGCTTAGATGGTTCGAATATCATCTCTATTAGCCGCGTGTTTCAGGTGGGCTTTAATCTACAGATGAACAATGTGTTTAATGTTCGCTATCAGATGGCACTGAATGACTTTTACGGTTTGCGTACAGGACAATCCAATATGAACTTCTTTGTGTCCACAATGCAATATGTGGAGATGTTGCAGCAGTTGCTTGATCCTGAGAAGCAGACACAGTTCAGCCGATACGGCAACAAACTCACCATCCACATGAACTGGCAGGATTTCGCTGCGGGACAGTTCTTACTTATCGAAGCGTACACATCACTTGATCCCGACACATACGGTGAAATCTACGGTGATACAATGCTAAAGAAATACACTACTGCTCTTATTAAACGGCAGTGGGGTGCCAATCTCTCTAAGTATGATGGCATTCCGCTACCAGGAAATATTACATTTAATGGGGCGCGTATCTATCAAGAAGCATTGGATGAAGTTACAAAAATCGAAGACGATGTTCTGCTCAAGTATCAGGATCCACCTGACTTTATTACAGGATAACCATGACAGTCAATCCGTATTTTCGTAGGAACAAGAAAGGCGAACAAAGCCTACTTGAATCACTCACGACCGAGGCAATCAAAATCCACGGTCATGAGATGATCTATTTGCCACGCGAAAAGGTAACGGAAGATCTTATCCTTGGAGAAGAAGTTTCTGAGTTTGTGGATTCTAGTCGTATCGAAATGTACTTGGAAAACGCCGAAGGATTTGATGGCGATGCTGAAATGAGTCGGTTTGGTTTGGATGTAAAAGATGCTGCCACCTTTATTGTGTCGCGTAAGCGGTTCATGGATGTCATGGGATACCATGATGAAATTCGGCGGCTTGGTCGTCCACGAGAAGGCGATATCATCTTCTTTGACTATCCGTACTCCATGTTTGAAATCAAATTTGTAAAGCACGACAATCCGTTTTATCCAGGCGGTGATCGGTATTCATTCAAATTGAGTTGCGAAATATTCAAGTATTCGAATGAGAAGATCAGTACAGGGGAAACCGAAATGGATGACATCATGGAGATTTCCTCTTCATATTTGCAAGGACTTACCTTTGGTGGTGGCGCAGGAACCTATGCTGTGGGAGAAGAAGTGTATACAGGTGCTTTGGCAACGAAGAAGGCGTATGGAAATGTTAATATATTCACTACTCCTCTCGCTGGTGCTAAGAGTATGCGAGTGAATCGTCGAGAAGGTGTTTTTGAAGTTGGTGATTTGCTGATTGGAGTTGTAAGCGGAGCCTCGTATACGATTTCTGGTGTTTACGATACCACAGTTCGTGCAGGACATCAGGAACAGCAGGACAACGAGCAGTTGGATTTGGAAACAGAGCAAAACAATATCTTCGACCATACTGATGCTGATCCTTTCAGTGAAGGAAATTATTAATTGTTCACCAACTTCTACAATGGCTCGATTCGCCGTATGGTCGCTGCATTTGGTTCTCTGTTCAACCAAATCTATATCGACAAGGAAGAGAGCGGTGGCACAAAAACCATGCTTATTCCTATTGCCTATGCTGGCAAAGAAAAGTTCAAGGTGCGACTTGCAGGTGACCCCAATTTACAAAATCCCAATCAGATCACGCTTCCCCGTATTTCTTTTGAAATCACGGGATATATGTACGATGGAAACCGTAAACGCAACAGCGTGACACGGCATTTTGTTCGTCCCACTACAAGCAATCCTAGTGGAGTAGACTACACCTACGCAGAAGTTCCGTACAACATTGACTTTGGGCTGTATGTGTATGTGCGAAACATGGAAGACGGTCTGCGAATCATTGAACAGATTCTTCCGTTCTTTGCTCCTGAATTCGTGGTTACTATAAACTTTGATACTATCAATAAAAAAATTGATGTTCCAATCTATCTGAATTCCGTATCAACAGAAGAAGACTACGAGGGTGATTTTGAAACGCGGCGTAGCATTGTGTTTACGCTGAATTTCACCATGAAGACCCATCTGTTTGGTGCAGAAAAGAATTACAAGGAAATCCGCGTGGTTCAGGCTGGTATATGGAATGGTGAAATGTTCAGTGATACTTTTGTTGGTGGCATCTCATACGCACCAGGAAACACCACTGATACTCCTAATTACGCAAACTCGCTTGTTGGTATTTGCGGACCAAGTGGAGCCAGTTCCAATGCCAACGACTACGGTGCATACGCCAAGGTGTATCAGAATCTTTCTGGTGGTGGAACTACATACGCTACGGCAATGGCTGCGGGTGGTGTGACGGTTGATTGGAATATCTGAGGAGTACAATATGAGTGGATTTGATAATATTGAGAAGGCTCTCGGAGCAGAGCCTGTGAAATCTTTTGTTGTTCCGCCTCATGCAGTTCTTGCAAAGGTTGATCCTGTTCCTCTCACAGACGAGAAACTAGAAAAAGACCTGAAGACTGACTACGAGGTGGTACGAGAAAATCTAAAGGAACTTGTTGACATGGGCAAAAATGCTCTTGACGGCGTTATTGCTGTGGCGCAAGAAGGCGATCAGCCACGAGCATATGAAGTGGTTGCGCTAATGATCAAGACTCTAGCAGACACCAACAAAGAACTTTTGGATCTACACAACAAGGTGAAGAGCATCCGCAAAATAGATCAGTCGGTTACAAACAATACAACAACCAATCAGTCCATCTATGTGGGATCAACAAAAGAACTGCAAGACATTATTAATTCCGCTCGTTCATCCACCAAGGCTTTCAACAATAGACCTGATGTGCTTGAGTCTATAGTAGAGGACAAGAACGATGAGCAGTAAGAGCAACAAGTATCTTGGTAACGCCAATCTGAAGTCTGCGGGAGTAAATATCAACTTCTCGCCTGAGCAGATTGAAGAGTACATGAAGTGTGCAAACGATCCTCTATATTTCATTGCCAACTATGTAAAGATTGTTTCTCTTGATAAAGGATTGGTGCCATTCGAGCCGTATGATTTCCAAGAGGAAATGATTGAATCGGTTCACAAGAACCGCTTTGTTATTATGAAGTGTCCGCGTCAGAGCGGAAAATCCACAACAATGGTTTCGTACCTGTTGCACTACATTCTGTTTAATCAGAACATGAGTGTGGCTATTCTTGCAAATAAACTTAGTACTGCACGAGAACTGCTTGGTCGCCTGAAACTAGCCTACGAGTACCTGCCCATGTGGTTGCAGCAGGGTGTAGTAGAGTGGAACAAGGGATCCATCGTGCTAGAGAACGGCTCCAAGGCATTGGCGGCGGCTACATCGTCATCGGCTGTTCGTGGTGGTTCGTATAACTGTATCATGCTTGACGAGTTTGCTTATGTTCCTCAAAATGTGGCAGAGGAGTTCTTTTCCTCGGTGTACCCTACGATTACAAGCGGTAAAGACACAAAGGTAATTATTGTGTCCACTCCCAAGGGGTTGAATATGTTTTACCGCCTATGGGTGAACGCAACAAAGAAGCCAGGCGAAGAAGGAAAGAACGAATACTTTGCTCTTGATGTGCATTGGCGAGATGTTCCTGGTCGAGATGACGAGTGGAAAAAGCAAACCATTGCGAACACAAGCGTGGAGCAATTCCGCACCGAGTTTGAAACTGAGTTCTTGGGATCCATGCACACCCTTGTGGCTCCTGAAAAATTGAAGTGTTTGGTGTACCGTACACCTGAGTTTATTAATAATGAAGGGCTACGAATATATCAGCGTCCGATTCCCGACCACAAGTACATCATGGTGGTGGATACGGCACGGGGA